TAAATACCTTTCTCATATTAATGCAAATTAGTTACTATAAATAAAAGTAATATTTAATATTGTTGAAACCTCAACATCTGATACAATCTTCAAGGTCTTTTGTAGAGTTTACAAACTTATTTCCAGCATTATAAGACAATTAAACAACAAACTTTTTGTTTTGAGGGCTTATTTTGACCGTTATCTTTTCTGTCTTATTGGCATGGTTATAAAACATACAGTATAATTCTGGGAAAAGACGTTGAATTTCTTTATAATGCAAAAACTTTTTTCATGATAAAATTAATAATATCATACTACAAAGATAAGACTAAATCGATGTTTTATAGTTATGGAAGAAAATATAAAATCTAACAAAAACATTTATACACATCTTATAATCAGATATTTATTATTGAGATGCTTAATATTATCTAACGTAAGACTAACATTTATATTTTAAGACGTTTTGATGTCGACTTAAATATCCAATATTAGTTTCTAAAATAAATAGTAATATACAGGTATACTATCTCAAACGATTGAATTTTGCTTCCGTTAAATACATATATGTCTCAGTACCAAGAAGGGGTAGTACAGTTGTCGGCAAATACGAATATCCGATCGTTTTTGAGTGCAATAAAGTTTATTGTATCGACTGGCTGTATTTTGTCGGCAATATGAAGGAACTACTTAATTATTTTGAACTGATGGACTAAACGAATGAAAGTATACTTCTGCATCACCTGCCATTATATAGTAAGTCAGGCATGTATCAAAAGGTATAGATTTTGTACTGCCATTTTTTAAGAAGTGGATAGGCCTACTGGGTGAAGGCTTCTTTGATATACGAGGAAAAATGGGTAAAGGCGTACATTATCTTATGGATAAATATACCTCAAAATATATTCCTGAATGAAAGTTGTATATTCTGGAATATATTTTGCTTTTAACAGAAAACAAGTTTCGCAAAGAAAATCTATGAATTGAGACTTCTATTCTCTCACGAGTTGTGAAGCATCCGATAGTACAATGGAAAATATCCCTGATTGCCGAAGAAACGTGATTCTCCCTCATTCATCGCCAAATAAAAACGGGAGAACCGAATGCTCTAGGTATTGCTCATATCCTTTACGTACTCAGGTAGTCCGCCTATGGGTTGGGAAATGCCCGTTTGGCAGGATTTTTTTCCCTTATATAGAACACAACGGGCTCATGAGTGACACATTCTTCGGATGGGTATAGCGGATTCAGATACCCCTTTATAAATATCTTTTCATCTCCTGACAATTGCTGACTATCCATGACTATTCCTGCCATCAGTCCGGTCCAGTTTGGCAGGTATCGTTTTTTCTCTTACATTCGCATCAACGAATATTTAAAATCGATCATATGGAAATATATTACATTGAAGCCGGTATCTTTGACAGGATGCTGGGATGTGTCGAAAGTCTATCGACACGCGTGGACAGGCTGTATGAGAAAAATGCGAATAAAGGGGTTGGTGAGTGACTGGACGGTCAGGATGTCTGCCTGCGCCTTGACATTTCTTCCCGTACCCTGCAGACCCTTCGTGATACCGGACGGTTGGCGTTCACCCAGGTTCAGCGTAAATTTTATTACAAACCGGAAGATGTGGAGAGGCTGATGACTTATGTCGGTATGAGGCGCAAGGAGAAGGCGGTGAGAGACAGAAGAAAAAGCAATAACTTTTAAAAAAGCAAGAAATGGAAGGAATTATCGGTAAGGAGAGTGAGAGTATCCTGCGTTTCTTTATTCTGCTGGAGAATATTCAGGTAAAAATGGATCAGCTAATGGAGGGTAACCGCCCGCCTTTTAACGGTGAACGGTTCCTGACTGACAGGGAGTTGTCCGGGCTGTTGAAAATCAGTCGCAGATGTCTGCAGGATTATCGTGACCAGGGTCGGCTCCCCTATGTCCAACTGGGTGGAAAGGTGCTGTATAAAACGTCGGACATTGAAAAATTATTGGAAGGTAACTATCACAGGGCGCTGATATAATATTGCCCTTTTTAGGCTTTAATGGGATGAGTGTTGGGACTGTCAAGGATTCCGACACTCATCCCATTTTTTATCTGGACATTTTTAGCTCTTAACCCAGTCCGTATCCTTCCGCTTTCTTCTTTTCATGAGCCAATCCATGTCCGAGGATATTTTCTGGTCAGTGACTTGCGCATATACCTGCGTGCTATTGATGTTTGTGTGTCCCATCATCTTGGCGATGCTTTCTATCGGAATACCGGAGGTCATCATTAGAGTTCCGAACGAATGCCTAGCCATATGATAGGATAAATTTTCCTTCATCCCCAGTGCTACACCCAGCCCGTGGACCTCGTACCAGAGGATATCCCGGACCGGTAACGGAAAGACCGGCTTCTCGTTATCCGTGGTGTTGTAAAGTTCTAGTATTTGTTCGGCTACCGGGTGTAACGGGATAAATGCTTCTGCGCCCGTCTTAGCCCGGCGGATGCGGATGTATCTTCTTCCTAGGGAACTCTTTTCAATGTGGCGTGGATGGAGTCTGCGCGTATCCACATAGGCAAGCCCTGTGAAAGAGGAGAATATGAATGTCCTGCGTGCCAGCTCCATCATCGGGTCGGGCATCGGGGTCTCCATTATCAGTTTCAACTCATTGCGCCCGATGTGCTTCAATTTCGGACTGTCCTTCTTCTCGTATGCCACGTCCTCTATCGGATTGGCTCTCAATACTTCCCGGTCCACAGCGATATAGATGAGCCTGTTAAGCCAGCACAGGCAGTGGTTCACATGTCCGTTCCCATGTCCCAGCTCTTTCTTGAGAAAGATTTTGAAGGATTCGGCGAACTCCTCGGTGATGTCTGAAAAGGCGATGTCCCTCATCCCCCTGGATTCGATGAACTGCCTCAGATTGAGCTGGGTTGTCTTTGACTGGCGATAAGTTGAGGTGGAGTTAATCTCGACTGAACGGATTCTAAGCCGTTCCCGTTCTGCCTCTCCGGTCTGCAGCAGGAATTCCGGAATGGAAACGGTATTTGATACGGTAGCTTTGAGTAATTCCGCCGTGACCACTCCCTGGTTCTTCAGCAGGTTCCCGTATGCCTCTTCCAGTCGGCTGCGGAAAGCGGTAAGGCGGTTGTTTTCTTTGTTCATCCTGATTTCTCCTTTGTTACTGTCCCAGTCACTGGGCTTGCAATAGATGCCTGTCGTGACAGCTGACTTCCTGCCGTCGATGCTGATCCGGCAGAGGATGGCTGTCGTTCCGTCCGATTTCACCTTGTTACGGTTGATGTAGAACATGAGTCTGAATGTACTGCGCATGGTAATGACGTTTTTAGGATTAAAGAATTAGTTTGAGATCACGTGTCGCCTCAATGAACCTGTCCATGTCTTCGAACAGTCTCTTCGGGGTTACACGGGCGTAGATTTGGGTGGTCTTTATGTTGGAGTGTCCCAGCATCTTGCTGATGGTCTCGATCGGCACTCCCTCCTCGAGTGTGATCAGAGAAGCGAAGGAATGCCTTGCTGTATGGTAGACAAGGTCCTGGCTGAGTCCTGCCATCAGGCGCAGGGATTTCATATTGGCCCTGAGCGTATGGTAGTCCTGCGGTGGAAAGAGGGTCATGCGGGCATCATCACGGTACTTTTCGATCAGCACGAGGGCTTCCGGCAGCAGCTTGACGCGCCCGAGGTAGTTGGTCTTCTTCCTCCGGTACTTCAGCCAGAGATTGTTTTCTTCATCCGTGAAGAGGTTCTCCCGAGTGATACTTACCACATCAGCATAGGCTGTGCCGGTGTAGCAGGCGAAGAGGAAGAGGTCCCGGGTGATGACATGCGACCTGCGTTTCTCTGGAATCTCCAGATCACGCAGTTTCTCGAAATTCTCCCGGCTGAGTGCTTTCGGTGTACTTTCCTTCTGTTTGGGTAGTTTGAAGTGGCAGAAATGGTATTTCTCCGAATGTCCCTCCTTGTAGGCGATACGGCAGATCTTTTTCAGGATGGCCAGGTAGCCGCGAAGCGTGTCCACGGCATGTCCTTTTTCCATGAGGATGAAATCCTGATAGTCGCGGATGAACTGCTCGTTGAGTTGCCCGAATGCCAGGTCCGAGACCTTGAACTTCGCCTTGATGAATTCGGAAAGCGTGCGGTAGGTGAAGAGGTAGGTCGAGAGTGTGGTGGGCGCACGGTCTACGCCAACACGGGCCTTCATTTCCCCATTGTGTCGGTCGAGAAGCTTGAGCAGGGTCATCTGTATGCCCGCATTACCCTGAAACATGTCCCTGACCGCGGCGGCATCGAAGTCCTTTTTCCTTTCCATGAGGGAATTGAAGGCCGAGTGTACGGCAAGCAGTAGCCTCTCTATTTTTTCATTGGTTTCCACCGCTTTCCGGCTTTTGCCGTTCAGCCGACTCTCACGTGCGTTCCATAGCTCAGGGGTACAGGATAGCTTGCAGCTGAACTGCGCCATCGTGCGGTTGAGGGTGATCCGTCCCATGATCGGGGCTTTGCCGTTCTTGTCCGGCTCGCTCTTTTTCAGGTAGAGCAGTACCTTAAATTTTTCCACTTTCATAACGCTCTTTTTTAGGTTGTAAAAATACTCCTTTGAAAAGCGCCCTTTGGCATGCAAAATATTGATGAACAGTGAATACAAATCCGCTTTGTTCTTATCGATAAAAATCGGTTACCTGTCGTCGTTTCAGAAACAGGCGGCTAACAGCCTGGTAACTGAAACGCTGCAATATTTTGTTTTCTTTTGCAGGCCAGCCTATTCTGCAATTCTCGTAAAGTGCTTAATTATAAACGTTTTACGTTTTATACTCGCCATTCCGTTTTTTACTGCATTTCTAAATATTACTTATACCGCGCGCCATACCTGGGCTACAACGGCTTATTATTGCGAAATTCACCCGGGCATTATCTCCGAAGCTATGGGACATTCGTCCATTACAGTGACCGAGACGTATCTCAAACCTTTCCGGAGTAAGAAAATTGATGAAGCAAATAAACAGGTTCTCGATTTTGTAAAACGCTCTGTGATAGGTGTAAGCGTTTGATTATAAGTCTGTTACTTCGTAGGTAACGGGTTTGAATATCGGTGCAAATATGAGCATATTTCTTAAAACAACCAAACGAAATCAAACATTTTTTCCAATAAACTACTCAAAAGCGGAACTAGGACAGATAAAACACGTGGATTCTTTGTATTAGGGCTTTGTTAACTTCTAAATATTGCAAAAGGTTTCCCTCCCCTCTGCCGCTTGTCAGAAGCAGGGGTAAAGAACTTTCATCACTTATCGTATCATTTTTCAGTATTGACTACTCCCAAAGAGCAGGAACAAAGGTTTGTCCGTTACCTATACAGTAACGGACTAGATGCGTTGGGAACAAGTTTCGTGTTCATATCACAAGAAATATGGGCTTAAAGCAAAATGAAAAAGAAAAGGAGGTTACAGAAATTAATGAAGGGGCAATATCCGGAATTTCTGAATCGACATCGAGGAACTATATTTTTATTTTTTAATTTATAAATTAAAAGTTTTTTTATTATGAACAAAAAGTTTTTAAGTGCAGTCCTGTTTGGAGCATTGTTAGCGTCTACTACAGGAACATTTACATCTTGTAAAGACTACGATGACGACATCAATGGTCTAAGCGAACGTGTAGATGCAATCGAAAAAACATTGGCCGACTTGAATACAAAATTTGGATCGTTGGCTTATGTGAAGTCTGTGTCTTTTGCTGGGGGGGAACTAGTTGTAACGGATCAAGATGGAAAGCCGGAAAGATTCTCTATTCCTGACAAGAACACAACGTATTCTTTAGAGATCAACCAAAGTACGGAGGGTGATGCTACTACTGTAACTATTGTTTTAAAGGATGGTGATGGTAAAGTGGTTTCTTCTAAGTCATTTACTCTTACTGACAAGGATACTATTACTGAAGATACAACATTGGATCCTTCCTTGTTCTGGATAGATGAAAACGGTGTAATCTGGTATGGTTTGAAGACGGACAAAGATAACTGTATAAAAACAGGTGTCACGGTGCCATTACATGATAAAACAAGTGTTGCAATTGTTGAAACTAAGGTAGGAGAAGCAGGCCCGGTAGTAGGTTGGGATATCACTATCGATAATGTAACGACTCACTTGTCTGTTTTGGATGCTTTGTCTATTACAAGTTTCTCATGGATTCCGGAGGATTACTATAATGGTATTGAAGCTGTAGCATTTGGCTCATATTCGTATAATAAGGTTGTTGGAACAGCTAATGCCGATACTACTTATACTGCAACTGGAGATGAAACATTATCTTCATTCCCGGGCGAAGCGAATTTCTATATTAATCCGTCTTCTGCATCGTTAGCTCAAATTAGAGGTGGAGCTGAAGGAGCAACCGTACTGTATAAAGGTGCTACGAACCATACTACTAGATCTGCAGATATCGACGCTAAGGCAACTCTTAGTATGAGTGACGGTATTTTGACTGCGTCTATCGTTGCTGACATGAATCATGCTGAAACTGCTGCTGAAAAATTGGATATGTTGGCTTTGCGTATGACTGCTACTAATGGTCAAACATTTACGACTAATTATTTTGCTGTATACAACCAGGAAGAAGAAGTAAGTTTCACGTTAGTTGATAATTGCAAACTTGAAGGCAAAGCTATTCAGGAAACAGATAAACTTGCTACTAAATGGAGTGATGTCAAAGGTCAAACTGCAAAAATTGATGCAAATAACGTAGCATTAGCTGGAAATGCTCATTTGGTTCAAGCTCTGTCGTATAAAGATGCTAAAGAAGGTGTCGATTTGAATGAATATGTAGCTGTTGCTATGACGAAAGGTGATGAGAGTGAAATTGTTAATTTAGCTGCTAAGAAACTGTCAATTGAATATGTATTGTGTAAGTATGATGTAGACGGAACAGATCAGATTAACTATGCAATATTGAACGGCTCTACACTGAAAGCTACTAACTATGAGGATGATAGTGAAACATGTATCGGTAAAACTCCGATTGTGAAAGCTATTGTAAAGGATACTAATAATGATAATGCTGTAGTAGCTGTAGCATATATTAAATTCTTATATGTTGGTAATGAATGGACAGTAAGCAAAAACTTCATAGCACCGGTTTCTGAAACTAAGGTTCTTGATTGGGATTGTTTCGAAGATCCTGTGATGACTTCTACAACTACTGTGAAATACATGAGTACTGAAGTATATCCGAAGGTTGGTTCTGAACTCGGCTTGACTGCATTGTCTAAAAAAGAATTTGCTACTATCTATCAATTTGTAGCAGAACAGGGTGATGTTCCTACGGAATTCAAGAGCGCTAATATTATTTCAATAACGGAAATTGCCGGTGCTGAAAATAATGCAGATAATCGTCAGGTGAAATTTGATATTGATGAAGATGCTATTAAGAAAGTAAACAAGGATGGTACTTATACTTTCTACGGCGTATACAAGAAAACCGATGCTGCTGCAGCTGCTTCTTCTCAATATCGTCAATATCCGGTATATGTTGCTATTCCTTATGTTGTAAAGGTACAGAACTATCCTACATTAGCAAATGGTAGAATTAAGAATGTTAATGATTATCGTATTGCTCAGGCTTGGGAGAACGGATTTGCAATTTGTAAAGGTAGCAAGGAAACAGATAATGGTGCAGCTTTGTATCTTGACTTGAATGAGGCTATTGATCTTACGGCGTTTAAGACAGCAAATAATGCTGTTAAGTATGAGTTGAATATCGTTGATCCTGCAACAGGTGCTGTTGCTATGTTGGGTAACGAATGGTGCAATACTCATGGTGCTAATCTTGATTGGATTGTACTTACAAAACAGTTGACTAACGAAGAAGAAGTAATTGTTCCTGTAAAAGTGTACGCAGTACTTTGCAATAATGATAAGATTGAAACCGGTACGGTAAATGTGAAGTTTGTTAATCCGGCTAAGATTTCTTTGAGCAAGGATATTATAAATGTAAAGGATGGAACAGAAGCATATACTACTGAAGATTTGAAGAAGTATATCACTATCACATCTTCTAAAGATTCTTCTGTTGAGTTGTATAAAGACGGTGCTCTAACTACGGCTGGTGAGAAGATTCTGGGTAAGTCAGCTAATGTTACTATTAATCTGGCTAAGGGTAGTGTCATTCCGACTCAATGGGAAAATAAGTTTACTCTGAATGTAACAGCAGGAACAGTGACATGGAATCTTGAAGGGCAGAATACTCTTGCTAAGGGACAAAATGCAACTTGTGATATAACTTTCACAATTGAATATGGTAAGGTTAAACCTAACCAAGCTCTTCCGAGCTGTAGTAACTCTAGTCCGGTTCTTGGTGGAGGAAAACTTACCGGTAAGTTTACTATCAAGGCATGGAATGCTGAAGAATTTCCGACTGAATAATAATAACTGAAGTTATATATCTAGGAGAGAGTGTACTCTTATAGTGCACTCTCTTCTTATTAATCAAATAATGAACGTTTATGAGAAAGAGTTTATTTATAGGATTGCTGGCTCTATCCAGCACAATGATCTTTGCTCAGAATCAAGAACAACGCATAAAAGAACCTGAAAAAATAACTTTCAAGCCGCATTGGTTCATTCAGGCACAAATAGGGGCTGCTCATACTATTGGTGAAGCTAAATTTACCGATCTTGTATCTCCGGCTGCTGCTCTCAACGTGGGTTATAAGTTTGCTCCTGCATTTGGTGCACGTGTTGGTGTGAGTGGTTGGCAGGCAAAAGGTGGATGGGTTAATCCGGAGCAGGACTACCAATATAAATATCTTCAGGGAAATGTTGATTTTATGACCGACCTGAGTACTCTATTCTGTGGCTTCAATCCTAAACGAATATTCAATGGTTATCTTTTTGTCGGTGTAGGTTTGAATTATGCGTTTGATAATGATGAAGCGAATGCATTGGATACAAAAACTTATCAAATGGAATATCTTTGGCAGGGCAGTAAGAATCTTGTTGCCGGTCGTTTAGGGCTTGGTTGTGATCTTCGTTTGAATGATCGGCTGTCTATTAATATCGAAGGTAACGCTAATTTGCTTTCTGATAAGTTTAACTCAAAGAAAGCCGGTAATTGTGACTGGCAGATTAATGCTTTTGTAGGTTTGAGTATTAAATTAGGCAAAAGCTATACTCGAACGGCACCGGTGTATTATGAACCGGAACCTGTGGCAGTGGAACAGCCAAAAACTACGCCTGTAATAGAAAAAGAACAACCTGAAAAGGAAGCGGTAATTGAACCGATGAAGAAGAGTATTTTCTTTGCTCTGAATTCTGCAAAGATACAAGATGATCAGATGATTAAAATATCTTCTTTGATAGAATATCTTGAGAAACATCCTGCTGCTAAGGTTACTGTGACAGGTTATGCAGATGCTGATACCGGTAATTCTCGGATTAACGGTGAATTGTCAAAGAAACGTGCAAATAATGTTGCTGAAATCTTGAAAGCGAAAGGTGTTGCTGCTGATAGGATAACAGTTGATTATAAAGGTGATACCGTTCAACCTTATACTACTCCGGAGGAAAACCGGGTAAGTATTTGCGTGGCTGAAGAACGTTAAGAAGTCCGAACTTGTGAAAGTCCGAACTTTTGCAATAGACCCTTTCTTCACCTGAGAGTGAAGATTTTACAGCAAATGAGGTGCTTGTGAAAGTATGTCTTTGCTGTTTCCCACAGAGGATGCCTTCCCTAATTTCCCACAGGCATCCTCTATTATGGTTCTTAATGCATCTCTCTCATTGCATCGGTATTATTTGCCGGTCATGATTTCCCCTATAAACAGAGTGGATGTTTTTAAGGATATCAAAAGCCCGGGCTTGCGAAAGTCCGGGCTTTTCGTCCGTACATCTCCTTCTCTCTTATTCTAAAGGAAAAATGTTCTTTGTGAACAACTCATTTTTTATTCCAACCAGTTCTTATTCAACAAAAAAGCCTTACCTTTGTTGTAAGATACACAATCAACACATATAATGGGAAGATTTATTAATCCCTTTACCGATTACGGCTTTAAGTTTTTATTCGGCAGAGAGGTAGAAAAGGAGTTATTCCGGTTGGATGCTGTATATGGAGTGTTCTTCATGAACTTTGTAATGGACAAGGACATGCCTGCAACGATAAGGACAGATGTTGTCTTATCCGACCGGGCTACAGGAAAGCTCTTTAATGACAAGTTTCGGCAAATCTTTATCGAATTGCCAAACTTTAATAAAGAAGAGGATGAATGCAATACGGATTTTGAACGCTGGATTTATATATTAAAGCATATGGATACACTTGACAGAATGCCTTTTAAGGCACGAAAAGCCGTCTTCGAACGACTGGAAAAGCTGGCTTCCAAAGCAAATATGACCCAGGAAGAAAGAGCACAGTACGAAGAAGAATGGAAAGTCTACAATGACTATTTCAATACGCTGGATTTTGCTGAAAAGAAGGGGATGCAGAAAGGGATGCAGAAAGAAAAGGAAGTAACAGCCCGTATCATGAAATCCAAAGGTCTTTCTCTCGAACTAATTTCGGAATGTACCGGACTTACAACCGAAGAAATTGAAAAATTGGAATGATAGAAACAAAAAGGCGACCCGTTTCCCACGAGCCGCCTTTTCTGTCTATTTGATTTCGATTTCTTCCTTCATGTCGATTTCTTCTCCATGTGTATCATAGAACACATATTGTAAGAAAGCGAGTTTCTGACTTGGAATAACCTTGATACCGAATCCGTATTTCATCTGCCATTTCCGTTTCAGGGAAACGAGTCCCTGATTGATGTAGGCGGCAACATACGGATGGACGTGTAACGAGAATTTCTTAACCTTCAGTTTATTGACCAGGTAATC